GCACATGCAGGGCGAGGCCGCCTGGACGCGGCGGGACTATGCCGGGCTGGCGCGACAGGGCTACATGCTGAACCCGGTCGCGCATCGCTGCGTGCGGCTGATCTCGGAGGCGGCGGGCGCAGCGCCGCTGGTCGCCTACCAGGACGGCCGCGAGGTGGACGCGCATCCGGCGCTCGACCTGGTGCGGCGTCCGAACGGTCGTCAGTCGGGCCCGGCCTTCCTCGAGAGCCTCGTCGGGCACCTGCTGATCGCGGGCAACGCCTATGTCGAGCTCGTCGAGGCGAGCGCGCAGGCGCGGGAACTGCATCTGCTGCGGCCGGACCGGGTGGCGGTGCTCGAGGACGCGGACGGCTGGCCGGTGGCGCTGGACTACAGGGCCGGCAAGGCGAAGCGGCGGATCGCGTTGGGCGAGGCCGCGCTGCACCTGACGCTGTTCCATCCGCTCGACGACCATTACGGATTCCCCCCGCTCGAGGCGGCGCTGATGTCGCTCGACATCCACAACGCGGCGGGACGCTGGAACAAGGCGCTGCTCGACAATTCGGCGCGGCCTTCCGGCGCCCTGGTCTATGTGCCGAAGGAGGGCGGGAACCTCACCGACGAGCAGTTCGACCGGCTGAAGGTCGAACTGGAGCAGGGCTACCAGGGCGCTTCGCGGGCCGGGCGGCCGATGCTGCTCGAGGGCGGGCTGGACTGGAAGGCGATGGGCCTGAGCCCGAAGGACATGGATTTCCTCGAGGCGCGCAACGGGGCCGCGCGCGACATCGCGCTCGCCTTCGGCGTGCCGCCGATGCTGCTCGGCATTCCGGGCGACAACACCTATGCCAACTACCAGGAGGCGAACCGCGCCTTCTACCGCCTGACGGTGCTGCCGATGCTGGGCAAGGTCGCGGGCGAGTTCTCGCGCTTCCTGTCGGCCCGCTTCGGCGACGAGATCCGCATCTGGTACGACCCCGACGGGATCGAGGGGCTTTCGGTCGAGCGCGAGGCGCTGTGGCGCAGGCTGGGCGCCGCCGACTTCATCACGAACGCGGAGAAGCGGGAGGCGGTGGGGTACGGGAGGGAGGAGCCGGTCGTCGGGGAGTCGGTCGTCGGTCGTGGATCGTCGGTCGGGAAGGTTCCTCGGTCCGATCGCTGAAGCCTTCGTCGCTTCCGACCCACGACCGACGACCCACGACGGACGGGAATCCGACAATGACCGACTTTTCCAACGCCGCCTGGCTCTGGGTGGCGAAGGGCCTTGGCGCGGTGGCGGGGTCGGCGATCTCGATCGCCTATGTGCTGCCGCGCGGGCGACGGGAGGCGGCGATACGGTTCGCCGTGGGCGTCGTCGCCGGACTGGTGTTCGGCGGCGCGGCGGGAACCAAGATCGCCGCGGAACTGGACATTTCCGGCCAGCTCGGCCCCGTCGAGACCATGCTGATGGGATCGGCTGCGGCGAGCCTCTGCGCCTGGTCGGCGGTGGGGCTGCTGGCTCGCAGGCTGGCGGCGGGGCCGGCGCGGGCCAAGCGCGACTGACGACGTCGCTCCGACACAACGAACAGGATGGAGACCGATATGGCACTGGAGCCGGCGCGCCGGCCCGTGGAGCGCAAGTTCGCGGGCATGGCGCTGGAGGATGTCGAGGTCGACGGGTCGTTCTCGGGCTATGCCAGCCTGTTCGGCAAGGTCGATCTGGCGCGCGACGCGGTGGAGCCCGGCGCCTTCGCGCGCTCGCTGAGGCGGCGCGGGCCCGAAAGCGTGCGGATGCTGTTCCAGCACGATCCGAACCAGCCGATCGGCCGCTGGACCGAAATCAGGGAGGACGCGCGCGGCCTGTTCGTGCGCGGCAAGCTGACGCCGGGCGTGGCGAGGTCGCGCGAGGTGCTGGCGCTGATGCGCTCGGGTGCGCTGGACGGGCTCTCCATCGGCTTCCGGACGGTGCGGGCGAAGAAGCATTCCGGCACGGGCGTGCGGACGATCCTCGAGGCGGATCTCTGGGAGATCTCGGTCGTGACCTTCCCGATGCTGCCCGAGGCGCGGATCGACCGCGTGAAGGGGCAGGCCGGGCTGACGCGGCTGCGCCGGGACATCGTGCACCGGCTGCGCGGCGAGGCGGCCGCGATGCGGCAGGAGGACCTGGCGGAACGGTTCCGCCGGGCCGCGGAGACATTCAACGAGAGGACAGGATCGCATGACCAGTGACACGCTTGCGCCCGAAACCAAGGGCGCGGACATTTCGGAAGCCCTCGGCGAATTCATGGGCGCCTTCGAGGCGTTCCGCGAAGCCAACGACGAGCGGCTGAGGGAGATCGAGGGCCGGTTCGGCGAGGATGCCGTCACCGCCGACAAGGTCGACCGCATCGGCAGGGCTCTCGACGAGCAGAAGCGGGCGATGGACCAGCTGCTCCTGAAGAAGGCGCGGCCGGCGCTGGGCCGCGAGGCGGGCTCGATCGTCGCCAGCGAGCACAAGGAAGCCTTCGAGGCCTATGTGCGGCGCGGCGACGAGCGCGCGCTGCATGCGCTGGACGCCAAGGCCATGTCCTACGGCTCCGGTCCGGACGGCGGCTATCTCGTGCCGTCGGAAACGGAAACCGAGATCGGCAAGCGGCTGTCGGCGCTGTCGCCGATCCGCTCGATCGCCTCGGTCCGCCAGGTCTCCAGCGCGGTGCTGAAGAAGCCGTTCGCGGTGAGCGGCCCGGCCTCGGGCTGGGTGGCGGAAACGGCCTCGCGGCCGCAGACCAACACCGCGACGCTGGCCGAGCTGTCGTTCCCG